GACTCCACCATTGCGACATACACGCGAGCTGGCGGTATGGTCTTCATTCCGGCAACAACTTTCTGCACTGGAAGGCGAATGGCTTTGGCTGCCTGTGTGAGCAGTTCTTCGCGGTGAACTAAGATAAGCACATCTTGGGAGGACTTAGCGCAGTAGCGGTCACATATCGCAGCGAAGCATACTGTCTTGCCGCCACCTGTTGCGAGCTGAGCAACCACCTTTCGATGGATTCGCAGCTTCGCGGAGATGTTGTTGATGAAGCGTTCTTGGTAAGGTCGCAGGATCATTGGCCAAAAGTTTCGTCATAGTATTCATACATTAATAACAAAGCTTCATCCTTACTATTAAAATCTTTTCTGTGTCCTTGAAGATATGCCATATAAATATTTAATTTTTCCATTGCTTTGGCTTCTTCAAATAATTTATCTACTGCTTTTTGATAAGATAATGGATCTAATGGATTAAAATCAACTCCTTTTTTTAGTTGCTCTTCCAACCACTCAACTGCTTTTAATGTCTGCTTTTTCATTGGTACTTCTTTTTATAAAGTTGCTCACCCACGGGCTTTCCGAGGGCGATGTTGCCGCGAGTGATTTCCTGAGCGCAGTCGTTGCAGATGTCGATAAGCATCTGCTTCTCGTTTGGCAGCTCATTGTCGCAGTAGATGGCGATGTGCTCGAATGCCATCGCAAGTACGAGGTTGTACTCCTCTTTCGATTGGCGATATTCGACAGCTCTATTGTTACAGAGCTCCTTGATTCTTTTCAATGGTGTAGATGTCATGGATGTTGTAAGGTTTGAATGTTGTTTTAATTCTTCCACTGGTGCTCCAAACGTATTCGACATACTTAGTGTCATCGGCAAGGGTGATGAATACCGTTGCATCATCGAAGTGGTTATACATCATTTTCAGATGCTTGAAGTTTGTCTCTATATATATGAAGTCGCGATGCAGGAAGTAATACATCACATTGGTAAAGGAGTAATTCTCAAAGCCCTCTGTGCTCCAAGAACTCTTTGATGAGGTCTTTGGCTTCTTCAATTTCGGTTGCTGTATGTCGGTAAATAAATAGTTCTCCTTTGAACTTATTGGGCACTCCTATGTAATAGAAGTTTGCAGGATCATATCCAGTGAGGTAACTATACCAAACTGCTTGTATGTGGTTGTAGTGCTTGGTCATGTCGCTTGCGAATGCTCGAAGCGTTGTGCAGGAAGTCGTCTTGATATCTGCATTGATGGAGTACATTGGGCAGTGCAAGTCAAGGATGCCCTTTGCTGCCACTTTGCGCCCATCAATCTCAACTTCCTTGATGAAGGTGATTTCCTTTGCAGCCTTCTCGAATATCAGCTTGAGCATTGGGTGCTTCATGATTACATCGTAGATCAGTTTGGCATTGGGCGGCATATCTTTGGGCTCTGTCTCAAGTAGATTGCGATGAAACTCCGCTCCCCTTTCGAGAGCACCGGCAGCATATTGGATGCTGCCAGTGTAGTGCCGTTTTATGCTTGATGCGTTGATGGCTTCGATGCTGTTGTAGATGTCGCGGCTCATGATAGAAGATCTGGATTTTCGTAGATGTTGCCAATTACTTCAATGATTTCAGAAAAATGCTTGCCTGTTTTTTTAGGTGCATCTTCAATTGATTTTGCTAATGAAGCAGCTAATTTTTTTGTTTTAGCCACAACATACCAATCATAACATGATGCTTCATTATTCCACTCTATTCCAAAATAGGAAGGTATGTATTCAGATTTAAGTATATCACCTTCATAAATATCCTGTCCATTCATATCCTTAAGTCCAATGAATTGCATTATTTCATCAGTTTCTAATGTCTCATCATTAGCAATTAATCCTATGGAATAAACAAAGCCGTATGACTTTTTGTATCTGATGTATGACCAGATTCTAAATTTGATTTCTCTGCTCATGACCCTATCTGTCTTACATCGGCCGGAATGAATCCACTGCCGTTTCCGTGTACAACTTTCATCATGTCAACCTCAACCTTTGCTGAGTTGACAATCACCTGGGCGATGTCTGCGATTGCTTTCGCCTTGTCGAGCTCCATGTCATTTTCTTTGAGCATCTCGATGATTTCGAATAAGTGATCTCTTAGGTCTTCGATTTTATTGCGTGCCATAATTTGTTCAGTGTTTTGATTGTGTTTTGAATTGGTTGAGGGTATTTTGTTATTCTGTTGCGCTCCATGTTTTCCACCTTGGTGATTGCTTCAAGGTTTTCTATCTCGAAATTTGAGATGTTCTTATCTCGAAAAGTAACTATCATGTGCGGCTCAAGCTTGCCGTGATGCTGTTCATAGATGTGGCGATGTTTAAGGACCCATCGTGTGTGCTCTGCAATCTTTATGTAGGTGTAGCCATCATCATCGATGCGCTCTGAGCCAACCTCCTTGTGGTTGGCAGGCTTATCTCCCTTCTTGAATCTTGTCTCATGCCCTCCGATGTCGAGGCCTTTCATGCCTTTGTTCCAAGGTGTGTGGCCTTTGATGAACTGCGATTGCTCTCTGCTTCTTTGCAGCCTGCCGCTTGCTTCTGTTGCAAGATACTCTGGAGTCTTATGCAGTTGGAGTGCGAAGGCTTTGGCGTAGCACTGGGAGATTGACTTCCCAGTGATAAATGCCACCTCTTTAGTCGACCGATGTGGATAGTACTCAATCAGCAACTCGGTTTCTTGCATGGTCCAGTTAAAGCGCGTCATAATATGCGCGCCCTCCTTCTTCGCCTCCTTGTGATGATGGCCTTGGAAATCTGTCGATGATTGCTTTCTGCCCGTCATGATAGCCATTGGAGTAGGCTTGCACGATTGCTTCTTTTACCTTGGCTTCAAGGGTGTCGTTGTCTGCTTCGCGTGGATCAATGATTGCATCCAGGTAGCGGTTAAAATTGGCGAACTCTGCGCCCATGTTGTCTAGTGTGCTCATCGGATTAGTCCTCAAAGATTAGTTGTTTAATACTTTCATAATTGCCATCATTAAGATATCGTTTAAAAATCCTTTCAGTATCTTCTATCATGTCTGGAATTTCACTTGATTCTTTTAAACCTTTATCAACTACATTCCATTCTCCGCACTGATATCCAGCTTGAAAAGAATGCAATAATGCTTGTTTAATTAATGGTTGTATTTCTTTTAAAATTTTGTACTCTGGAGTACCTGCTAAAAAAATGATTGGCTTCATGGTTCTTGCTTTTTATCGGATTACTTGGTTTTTAACTTCGATTATTTCAATGCCTTTAATCTCGCTGATGTTGGTGATCTCCATTGCTTTTGGAAGCTTGCGGAGTAACTCGGCCACATCAAACATCTCTGCTTGCATAAGTGTCCAGAGCAGTGTCATCCAATCTACCTCGCCAACTATCTCCGCTTTTTTGGTGATGCGAATGTTCTTGGTGTGGTCGAGCTCGAGCGTTGTTGAGGTTGTTGCATCGGTGAATTTCGCCATGATTGTCGACACATCGGTACAATTTTCGGCAAGAAGTATCGATGCTTCTTCCGCAATCTTCGCATCTGCCACGGCTTTCTTTACGGCGAGCTCGTTGGAGTAGTCAATCATCATCGCTTTGCGCTCATCGATGTAAGCCTTAAGCGGAGCAATGGCATCGCGTTCTACATCCATCACCGACTTCTTGTAGGCATCGAGTGGAAGTGTTACCATCTTGCGATTGGTCTCAATGTGCTTGATGGCATCGTTTGCCGCTTTGATGGAAGCTGCGCTCATGTCGTAGGTGAGCTTGTCTTCGATGGAAGTTGGTGCGCCTTCAATCATGCTCTGAGCACGAAGCACCTCTGTCGAGTTCAATGACTTGTAGAACTCGGAAATGTTATCTATATTAGCTGCGTTCATAGTGTATTGATTTAATGAATGTTTTAATGAAGGGCGGCTGATTACCGCCCTTTGTTATTTATTAGAATGGGAAGCCGTCGTCTTCAGTAGACTCGACATCAACCTCGGGAGCAAATGAAGCAACCTTGGTCAATGGCTTACTAACTCTTGCAATCCACTCGTCAGACATCTTGATTTTATCTTGAATGAACTCGGGCAGCTGAGCAAAGATTGCATCATCATGCTCCTCGGTGTTGTAACAAAGCGGAGTGTTAAATGATGGAGGGCAAACCAATCCTTTCGGCACTGGAGAGATTCCAATGATATTGGCATAGGTCATGTCGCCCTTAGTTACGTGAGTCAAGTTCACCATGCAAGGCTTTCCAAGTAGCGTGAAGATGTCGAAGTTGCCTGCGATCTCGTTGCTCATCTTTTTGCCTGCCCATGATTCGATGTCTCTGCGTAGAACCGCCTTCTCGTTCATCGAAAGGTTGTAGATACTGCGAGCATAAAACGGCTTCTCATCGCCGCCATCCTCGAAGACATGTGTTTCAGTCGGCAGTTCAAAGATGAATTGCACTTTGCGTTTTTTGCCTGGAAACTGACCAGTTTGCATCGTTGTTCCAAGGTCAACGATTTGGTAACATCTTGCAACAAACGCTCCTTCTGGTGCGATTGCTCGGGAGGTGTTATTCCCTGAGGGTGCTTTTAAGCCCATAGTGTAATTGTTTAGAATTGAGTTATTAATTGATTGAATGATACTTGAGTGTTATGCAGTGTCTTTTGGTACATCTTAAAGAACTCGCCAACGCTTGATGGATGATAAGTGCGAACCGATTCATCGAGCCCTTGAGTCATCTCCTTTGAGTACTGGCGAACAAGTACAAGTGAGTTCTTGTCGCATCTCTGAAAGAGGCCTTGATGGCAACCGTCTTGCACAATTGTTAGCATGATGCCAGATAGATGATCGTAGTTAAAATACTGCGTGCTGTCGTGTGATTTGAAAAACGTGTTCATAGTAAAAGAGTGAAAGATTGAAGTATATGGGCGGTGATTAGCCGCCCGAGTTATTTTAGTTTTTAAATTTTTTGAAAAACAAATGTATCGCCGCGCGTGTTGGTCCTGTAATGTAATCCATTATCGATTCAGCTTCTTCGTCTATAACTTCTTCGAATGCTTCCTGTGTTGAAATTCCGTAATGGTTTGCTATATTTAAAAGGATTTCGTTTTTTGTTTTAACATCTAACCAATTTAAAAAAGCGATTGTGATTTCTGAATTTGTCATGACTGAATGATTTATGAGTGAATGATTGATGCAGCAAATGTATATCTTTATTTTGAATATACAACACCTATCAAAACTATTTACACGCAATTATCCTAACTCGCTCAATATCAATGCTATTAATTTACAGCACTGACTGCCACCATCCCAATCAGCATGCCAACACCTACCTTGAAAGCCGTTGTCTGATGCCACTTTTTATCTTGCTTGATGTAGATGTTGTCAAGTCCTACCACTTGCACATTGGGATTGTCGACTCTGAGGCGGACCACTGTGTCCTTCTTCTTAAGCAGTCTATTGACGAACCCAGTGCGCATGGTATCACCCACTGCATAGGTGAACTTGGCAGGAATCACGAGCGAATCAATCTGCAACCACCCGAGGCGGTTAATCATGCCGCCGATTGTGTACCATTCGGTGGTCTTGAGAAATGGCTTTCCTGTTTTTATCATTGGGTAGTTGTTGACCATTACTGTGTCACCGACTTTGATCTGCGTTTTTATAACTGTGCGAGTCTCAATCTTGACAACCTCCGATGCGTTCTTGACTTTGACTTCGAGCTCTGCGATTTGCTGTGCTTGTTTGGCTGCATCAGAGCCGCTCTGCGCGATTACTTTGCGCTGCGAGGCGATAAGTACGCTGTCCTCATATATCGTGTGCTTAAGGCGATAATCATTGGCCACGTTTTCGCCGCAAGATTTGAGCAGCAAGAACAGGAGCACAACGATTGCACCCAGATATATCGTTTCAGATCGTACAAATGCCATCTTGAATGAGTTTAATAAGTTCTTTTGATGATTCCCAAAAAAGTCTTTTATCATTGAGTTCGGTTTGAAGGATTTGAAGTGCAACACATACCGGCATTCCACGCTCCATCACATACCAAGCGGCAACCTTAACAAGTCTCTCGTCCGCTTCCAGTTCACTCATAACTCTCGAGCGGCTTTCTTAACAAGTATCTTGATGGCATCATCAAGCTTGTTAACTGATGTGCTTATCATTGCAAGTAGTTCCTTGCGATCCACATCGCTTGCCACTTGATGCTGCATGAGCATCTGCACAAGTCCTGCGATGTTGGTCAATGGCTGCCTTAACTCATGGCTAAGCATGAAGCGAAACTCTTCAAGTAGTGTCTTCTGCCGCTCATGCTCATGCGAGCTGATGGAGGTGACATCGACTATCTGAATGCCAACAAAGTGTAGAGTGTCATCAATCGCAAAGCAGTTCCAAACATTATATCTATCGCTTGTGTTCTTCTGTCTTGTGCGAGCATAGACTCTTGAAGGCTCAGGCGAATGCTTTCGAGCTCGTTCAATAGCTTCAATGAAATCAATCTTATCACCTTCAATGCTTATGATATCCGTGATCTTTGTCGGCTTAATATGGCTGACATAGTTCTTGAATAGTTCGTTGTTGGTGAATATCTTCCCATCGCTATCGGTAACCACATAAAAGAGGTCAATCGAATGTTCTAAGATGAAGAGCGAAGACATTGGTTGAGTTCGCTGTAAAGGTTAGACCATGCGCCCATCGAGCTCCATGCCCATTGCGCTGTTAGGTAGATGGTAAAAGTCAACAGCATGCCCATGATTGGAGCATCCATAGTTGGCTTGTACTGGGTGAACTCAGTGCGAGGCTTGATGATTATCTTGGCCTGCGGCTTTGGAGCAAGCAGGAATGCAGATGTGCTTGGTTGGATGGTATCGCTTGCGTAGACTTGTGTCATCGTAGGTGGCTCTGGCATTGGATCAATTGGCGGAAGCTCGAAAGTTTGCCCCCATTGATTAGTGCAATAGTTCCTGCCAAAGATAGTGAAATTCTGCAAAGGTTGATAAACGACTTGCGGCTCAATGTGAATTGTATGATGATGCGTATGAACCTTGCAGCCAATACCCACCACGCAACCATCATCGATTGTAGTATACACTGAGTCTCTGCCGTCATCCATTGTCATTGCTTTTTGGTATGTATCCTGCGGCCACCATCGCGGCAACAATAGCTGCAAGTGTCTCTGTGGTTATCTGCTTAAAGATAAGCGCAAACACACTCGACAGAATAACAAGAGAGCCAATCGTTGGCCTCCAGTACTTGAGTATTATGTCAAGCACTTGCCTCGATTTGCTGACTCTTCTTGCCGCCATAGTTGGTTATACTATTGGTGTGAAATATAGTTGCGCCTCTTTCTTGCGCCTTCTTACAAGACCAGTGGAAACCTCGCCGCCTGCCCTGTTCCACTTAAGAAACTCAGCTGCAATCTTCGGGTCGTTTGGGTTGGCTTTGATAAACCTCAACAGCTGCGACTTAGCAAGGTTGCCTGCGCCCAGGTTAAATGTAAAGCTTACAAGCGCATCAAACTGATTTTGATTCACCTTGGTGTTGTTAAGTAGTCCAATGACACTGCCCTCAAACTCCTTAAGGTGATCCTTCAAGAGTTGATTCGCCTGGTCACGAGTGATCGTCTGCCCGAGCTTCACCTTGCTGCCGTCATGGTAGTAGGTTGCGCCATAGCCAATGGTGGGCACTCCTGCGCTGCATAGGTATGAGGTGAGGCGCAAGCCTTCAAACTCCTGTATGAGTCGGATGCCGTTAGCTGAGCACTTCATATTGAAATTGAATTGTACAGTATTGCAAAGCAGCAGCAACATCTTTAGTCAATATACCAACTTCGCAAGTATTGTTACCTACATTTGCACTAATTGATAATCCTTGAATTTGGTCGTAATATCCTCCATAAGACCATTGCAATATTCCAAACAATTGTTTGATATTTGTAAAGTCTGATGCTACTGGTAATGATATTTCAAATGAACCAGTATCTTCTGCTGCATCAAGTACAATATCTAACTGAATAGATACAGTTGCAATGCCTCCAACCTTAATATAAGATGCAGCATTAACTTGAACTAAAATACCATTAGCCTCTCCACTTATAGTTGGTGAATATGTGCCACTTTCTAAGCCAATAGCTGATGCGATATTTTGCACCTGAATCTGCTTTGATGTTCCTTGTGGTGACTCCGATAAGTCAGTGACATCCACAATGTATAATAAGTCATCACTTGTTGCTGAGCCTAGTGATGTTAAGTCGGTAATTTTTACTCCTGCCATGATGTTAGTTGTTTAGTATGTAGTTAACTGCTTTTGTTGAGTTGGTGAACTTGATTCCGTTAAAGGTGAACTGATTTACATTGATAAGAAAGACCCCGACATTAGTACCGAGATGCAAGGTGTTATCAT